ACTTACCAATAGACTGCTCCCCACGAGCATATAGTCTTAATCTATGGAACTCTCTCCATTGGTCGTAATAACGACAGTTGCTGCCGTCCCTCTTAAACCATTCGTATTGTATTGCTTGACCTACTTGCAATCCAAATTCTACTGTAGCTTTTTCAGAATCAGAAACAAACTGACTAGGAAAACCTGATGGATTGATATTTATATTTACTTCCTTCATTGAATTAATTCGCTTGTTCGACCCTTGTTATTATACCTAGCAAAGTTAATGCTTATTTTTGATTCTTTTTTCTCAGGGATATATAGGTGTTTTTGATTAGCCATTATAGCTAAGCCTGAGCTTATCGTCGCATCAAACTTAGTTCTGTTGCTGATATCAAATTTAGCCCAATCTTCTAGGGTCTTTGTAAATACCATGCTCCCCATAGAATCACTATCTCTATATTCTGCTGAAAAATCTAATCCCACATGTTTCTCTATGTATGACTCTATAGCTGAGGCGTGAGCCTGCTTAACATCTTCGGAGCTGTTAGGTATTCCACCTAGTTCCTTCTCAGTTTTAGACAGCTTGTTATAATGCTTGTCGGGTCTATTTAAACAAAAACCTCTGTAGCCTCTGTTTTTAAAGTGATATAACAACCTCGGCTTATTGTTCTCGATTAATATTGGCATGCCGTAAAACACGCAAGCCATGAGAACTTCTTCAAAGAATATCTCAGCAGTCTGTGGCCTAGCTACATACTCTAAGAAGAACTCATTACTAGGAGCGTCATCCATATTAAACTTGGTCATACCATGTAAAGCCCCATTAGAACCTATCCCACCAACGGTCCCTGATATGTCGTATGAATCACAACCAAAAGAACCTATGTGTTCATTACCGGGCTTAAACCCTTTTCCTGACTTTATCACCCTATTCTGAAGCCCCCTGCTTGGAACCCAACCAACTAAGAATCTACCTCTCTTGTCAGGACTAAATACAACCTTAGTGTCCTTTATCCCATCCTTCCAATGAAAGGAGCCTCTTGTAACGTGGTGCTCTTTTATTAGAGAGTCGTTATAGTCTATCTGCTGATATATTTTTGTTAAGTTAAATAAAGATGATTTACTCTCATCTCTAAATGCGTGTGACTCATTCCTTGGAAACTGCCTATAAAATTCATTAAGAGCGTCAGGGTCATCCTTTAATGACTCTACTTCTGCCTCCCAATAGTCAATTGCTCCATTAGTTATCATCTCACCGTCAACGCCCTCAATAGGTTTCATCGGCTTCCTCATTACAGGCATCCCATACTTATCAATAAACCCTTCCATATTCCATTCCATAGGGATAAATAAAGAATATAGACCGCTTTTAGTTTGACCATTCTTGTTTCTACTTAACACAGAAGAGTCTTCAAATAGCTTTTTAAAATTAGAGCCACCCTTATCTAATGCATTACAAGTTGAACCCATCATACACTTCCCGATTATCTTACTCCCTAATCTCAAGCAGGTCTTGGTTACCCTCCAATTGTTTTGTATGTTGTTCGGCTTTAACCATTTCCCACTCTCGTCGTGAGCTAGGAATAATAACTTCTCACCATCGTAAGAGTTGTCGTCTGTGTTCTTCCAATCCACAGTAGTGTCCAATCCGTCTAGCTCTTCGCTCTCTACGTTGTACATGTTCTTTTTGGTAATCTTAGACGCAGGGATTCTAAAAGCAAGCTCAGTCTTAGGTTTGTCCATTCCATCCATGATTGGCTTAAAGAAAAATGGCAGCCTGCTATTGATGGGAACAACCTTATCTGTAAACATTTTTTTAGCATCAGGACCCGTCTTAGACAAGATACCAATCCTAGAATCTCTAGCCAATGTTCCAATATTAACACACTCAGAAGACGACATGAATGAAAATCCTGAACGTCTAATCTTAACGTAATCCATTCCAAAAGACCTCTTGTCAGCTCTGCAAGCCTCCCAATATATATAAAATATACGGTTAGCTTCCCTATAGTCAGGATATCCAATGTCTATATTAGACCACTGAAGATACATGTAATGAGACCCCGTTATGTATGTGGGCTTATTGTTATTCTTAAACCAATAACCATACTCCCTTCTATCAAACTCCTCCTCAATGTAATCTACCCAACTATCCTTGAATGATGACGGCATGTCGTTCCATTGAAATATTGATTGAATTTTTGATAAAGGCTTAGGTAGTTCCTTCCTTACCCAAAAATCATCATCACTCTTGTCCCATTTATGGGACACTTTTGGAAGAGCTATCACAAGACCATATATCCTAACTATCTCTCCTATCTGCCCCGTCTTGGATATAACTATAAGCTCATACTTTTCGTTGTACCCATACTTCCAAGCCTTTAATGTATTCTTAGATGCAATAGATTTTTTTGGAACATAAGATTCCAAAACCTCATATAGTTTATTTTGACCTTCTTTCTGCAAATCCTTGTTGAGTATCCGTTCTTGAAATACCTTTTTCAGAAATATTAATGTTTTCTTGCTCTTGCTCTATTCTTGTTAATATTTCAAACGCATCAAATATAGCTAACTTCTTTGAGGCTGCGGCATTCTTTAGCCTGTCTGCTGCTAACTCATCATCAATCTCAGGCTTTATTATGTCTTCTTCAGCAACCTTTATTAGCTCTTTTACTGCTTTCTCTCCGGCTTTAATTATTCTTAGTTTAATTTCTTTGTTTGTCAAATCGCTATAGTTATCTGATGGTCATATATCCTGTAAATCTTCTGACCGTCTAAATTAAATTCATATTTTATTTCAGGCTCAAAACAAACCTTGTCACCCTTTGATACGCCTTTTGATACCAAATAGTTATTAGGATATAACATTTCCCCCATTAGTGGCTCCTCACTCATAGGCTTCATAATGAAACAATCCTCTGTAGGAATAGGCTTAACAAAGCAATACCTGTCGTAAGCGTTCCATTTGCCACCACTCTTATACATGAAGAATTGGTCTAGCTCTATAAAAAATAAGTCATCCTTGAAAAAGCTTTTACCACTCTTCCTTCTTCCTTGCATATCGTTATAAAACTTAAACACATTGTGGTGAACCAATAAGATGTCACCTATCTTGATAGGGCCTTCATAACCTAACGGAAGCTCTACCACCTCTGCTTCCCTGTTAGAAAACTTATGGTCCTCTTCGGATGTGCTTACGATTAACTCCATACCACCAACCGATTTCGTATTGCTGTAACGCTTACCGCCAACAGGTTTAGCTATAAAGTAGTGTGGTGACCTCATTGAAAATAGATATTATACTCGACAGATATAGGTATGGTAGATGTGAACTCTTTCCACAAAATAACCTCATCAGCTCTTTCTATCCAAACTTGAAACGAGTCTTTGTTTTCGTTGTACTTTATTAAATGAATGCAATAGTTGTCGTTTAACACCTTCTGCCCTACAATGTAGTGCATGGCTCCTGATTTATAGTCAGGTCCAACAGCTATCTTTCTTATGTCCATTAAATTTGATAACCTGTTAAGTAGAGGTCGTTTACGATGATATTCTGTGCCGAGTCAATTCCAACCAAAACATCAAACACATCCCCAAAAGTTGTTGTACCTATCACAGGAAGAACCGTCTCTTTTCCTTCAAATACTCCCCCTGAGTTTCTGTGTGTTTGAGACAAGGTAAAGAGGGTTACTCCATTTTTTCTTAAAGAAACAGAAACAACATGAGTCCCGTTAGCAGGAACTGTTATGTTAACAGCAAGAGAAACATTAAAGCTCGCATCCACCTTGCTATTGTAAGTAAATGAACCTGTAGCAGAGCTAGTTACTACTCTACTTGCAACCGGGAACTGAATCCCCCCTGTTGGTCCTGCTCCACCCACAAATGTCGAGTCCTGCACAACTACATTATAAGGAGGCCCAAATGCTCCTGCGGTATTCGACTCTATAGTGTTGTTGGCTACCTGCATAACCCCTGTGGCGTTACCATTCGACACCCCTTGGTTCGCTTGTATGATGTAAGTGTTTTGGGTGTCGTAAGAAAAGTTTGTTACCAATCCTGTTGTTAGTCCTGTGCTCACAAAAGTGTTTGACGCAATAGTTCCCAACCCTGTAGTACTAGATGGGTCTATCTTTATTCCATCCTGTCCCTGTTGAGGATGGATGATGC